TTAGCAACTTCGTAAGCGTTCATTATAATATACTCATCATCAAAAGACGTATAGTAAGAAGGTGAGGTGTCATTTTGAACAAATATATCTACAGCACCATCAAATGTTTCTACTAGAAGACCGCTTTCATCCATCCTGTCCATAAATGTCATAGGGTCAACAAAGACTATTTCTCTAAAATCTTTATCTGATATTGTTCCTACATTATAGTCTACTCTGCTTATAGCCTTAGTTCTATCAGGATACTTGAAGTGTGTAGGCTTTGCTGTATTAGACAGAGCAGTAAGAGAAAGAAGTTTGTTATGCTCAGGTATTTCTCTAGCAGCTATTATATTGTAGTATACATCCTGAATTATTGATCCTATTTGTTGGGCTTCAACAGTGTCACTAATGCTGTTAACTGCTTCTGAATCCATGTCACTAAGTATTGACTGAACCATTTGTAGAAGAGTAGTCCTCATGTTGTTATGACTCCTGATATGTTCATAACAGCGTTAGCTATTACTAAGGTACAAGCTCCGTCAGCTTTTAGTCTAACATCAATGTACTCGTTTGTTGCTAAGGCTGCAGCACCTTGTGCAGTTACTGAACCCCAATCAGTCTTTTGATTTCTAATAGACCTTGATCCTACTATCTCTACACCGTTTTTAAATAAAGCATATTCCACATCGTGACTAGCTCCTACAGATAATTTTGTAGACAAATTAAAGGTCACTAAGAAAACACCTGCTCCACCTGTATTTTTAAATCTTGTGTATGATCCTGCTGAATAATCTACTGAGAAGTTGCTAGAAGTTAGTGTAGTAGCATTAAATACTAACTGAGCATCAGATGTTGTCAAAGCCATACTAAGTGGTGAGCCACTGCTAAAAGGCTGAACAGCAGATAAATAATTAACGTAGTCTTTCCAAGAGCCGCTACCTGATCCATCAGCAACATAAACATCAGCCGCATTTGCAGAGGAAACTCCTTTAGGCTCATGTAAGTACGGATCAGTTAGTGTTGAATGATTTATATTTGGCATTATAAACTCCTAAGAATGTGTAGGGTGCTCCCGAAGGAACACCCCTTTAGCTTATTAAGGCTCAATGTATTCGATAACCAACTTGGCTTCACCTGCAGTAAATGCTGCTGTGCCATAGATAGCTTCGACATAAACATCTGCGCCACCAACAGTCGCTGTACCACCTACTGCTGCACCGTTACAAGCTACTGCTTTGTCTGCAGCTAGATCAGCCACAGCAATAGTTGCGTCAATACCATCGGCATCAACTGCAGCACCTGCTTGAGTGTAAGTACCTACTGTCAATGTAGCTGAACCACCTGAGGTGAAAGCTGTTGAGACAATAAGGTGAGCACCAGTGATGTACGAACCTGCTGGAATGAAAGCATCGTGATCTTGTGGGGTTGCCACAGATGAAGGAACTTCTGTTCCTGTGATATTCATCACCAATGATTTCTTCTGACTTGAAAGAGAAGTACCACGCTTTGCGGGAGTTCCCTGTTCACCTGCGGTAAGAATTTCTAGACCGTCTGCGTTTACATAACTCATTAATCTACCTCCTTACGCTACTGTTGGTTTCGTGACAACACGAACCATGTTTTCAGGACGATACAACTTGACACCATAACGAGCAGTTGTTACAAACTCGTGTCTTTGGAAGTCTTTGTTGTAGTCGTAGTCAACCTGAGGTTGCTGTCTAAACGCACCCACGAATGGATTTACAGACTGATCCGCTGAGAAGAACAAGTTTACAACACCGTTTGTTGATGAGTAATCTTGGTTAGCAGCAGCTAAATCTGGAAGTGCGTTGTCGGTTGCTGTTGGTAGGAAGTTTGAGCAGTATACGTCAAACCCATATACGTTTGCAATGAAACGCATACCAGTTGCTATACCGTCACGAACTAGTCCTTCGAAACGTGGGTTGTTTGACACGTTTACTACGTTGGTCAATGTGTTAAGTGTGTACTCAACAGAAGGATCAACGATGGCTACCAAGTTGCTGTCTGGAACGTTCTGTTTTTTCAGAGCGTAACGTGCATAAGCAAACTCTTTCAAGGTGATAACTTCACCTGTACCAGTAGAACCAACACGCATTGAGATGCTGTTGATTGTTTCTGTTGAGTTAGCTGATACGCCAGATTCAGGAGCAGCGAGAGTTGTTGTCTCGAAATGTTCCATGATTGCACGTTCTTGTTCAGGTACAAAGCGTGACATTAATTCTGAAGAATAGAATGTGTCTTGCTCTGCTTTCTTGGTCATATAAGTAGCTGATGAGAGATACTTATCAACTGAGAATGTAAAGTTACCTGTGTCTAGTGGACGGTAGGTAACAGCACTGTCCTCAGAGTAGTTGTCCACTTGTGCCTGCCCGATAGAAGGAATGTTGAAAGTGTTTCCGTCAGGAAAACCGTCAAGCATACGAACATATCTTTGTGCCATCATCTCATCACGCAGAATCTCTTTTAATTCTGATGAGTAGACCTGAGCACGTTGCAGGAACGTAGTGTTAGATGTGGTCATTGCCATGTCTAAGTTCCTTTATTTATGCACCAAACTTATCGCCAAGACGAGATTTGTCCTCAAACATTTGTTGTTGCGTCTTAGCGGAATAGTACAAGTTACGATTGTCTCTACGAAGTTTTTGATAGTAATCGAAATTACGTTCCGTAGAGGATTGCATATTGACACCCTCAGTTCGAACTGATCCAGAAACCATAGGGTTGACAGGACGTTTGTTCTCACCAATAAGAGCAAAGAAGGCGTTAGGTGACTCAGCAGCAATGTCTCGTAAACGATCTATTGACATACCAAGCTCTTCAGCTTTCCTTTCGATTTGAGCCTTGGCTTCAGTGCCAAAGCTTCCCTCTAGTTCTTTATCAACAAGTTGTAGGTTACTATTAACTTTAGCTTCCAACTCTCGCTGACCAAGTGTCTCTTCTACAAGGCTCTTCAGGTCTTCCTCACTAAAGTTTGCAGTGGTATTCTGTTCTCTAGTGCTACTGTTATTATTAGGCACTTCATTAGTCGCTGCAGTAGATTCAGCGGCCTTGGTCTGAAGCTGATCAAGAACTTCGTTTTTGTATTCCTGTTTCTTCAAGTCTTCCCTCATTTGAGTGAGTTGGTCTTCAAGATTTTTAATGTAACCATCGGCTTCTAATTTACCTTTAGCTAACACTTCAGGATCTTTCCAGTTCTGTCCCTTTGCCTGTACAAGTTTATCAAGAAAGGATTCCTGTTGAGAGGTTTCCTGTACTTGATTCTCGTTGTTCTGATCTTCCTGTGTGGTTGCAGTATTATCAGTAGTAAATACCATAGTTCTATTCCTTATCTAGGTTAATAAGATCGAGCACTTGGGTTAGTGCTCTGTTGTAGCCGATACGATCAGCCATTTTGTGTGACCAAGAAGGGCTGTCATAGTCAGCCGTAGTTGATCTATCCTCAAGCATAGACTCAAGAATCTCTTCAAGAAGCAGAAGACTTTCTGAGTTGGACATAATCTTTTGTTTGATCTTGTCCTTGTCTTCTTGCGTCTTACATTTTTTAAACCAAGCAGCTTTCATCTATTTCTTTTTGATTGGCTTCTTGATTGGTTTCTTTTTAGTGTTTCCATACATATTTATAGACCTTTCTCTATAGCTACTTGTTGTTCTTCTTCGTATTGTACTTCAGCCTCTGTAGAGATACGTTGTGTTTCTAGCTGTTCAGTAACAGTTACGTTCTCACCAAACAAGGCAGGTTCACCTAGCTCATCTGCTAGGATTCTGGCAAACTCTTTACCTGACAAGTGAACAGCAACAGTTGGGTCTGCTAATTTAATCTGATAAAGTTGTGTTAAACTTTGTACTCTTTGTGCTCTTTCAGCAAAGTGTCTAGCACCCATAGGTACAATCTTACCGTTAGCCATTATGTCTTCTTTTGTAATCTCTTCAAAGAAGAACAAACCTGAGTCTTCGTTAAGAACCCTTATTGTATCTGCGTAATCCATATTACGTCTAGCAGCTTCTATCATACCATTTAGTATAGGCTCTAGGAATACTCTTTCAAAGTTTGCAGTCTTGTGTTGGAAGATACGTCCTGCTGCAGTCATCAACTGCTGTACTTCAAAGGCTGTCTTCTCACCTGCACTACGGATACCCATAGCTTCTCTTGGAGCACCTGCCATCATTTCCATTTTGTTTTCTAGGTTCTGTATTTGAAAGTCAGCGTTTAGTGCTGTAGCGTCTGGTGCTAGGTATCCTACGTCACCTTCTTCACCCATGTATATACGTGCTGCAGGTTCAAAGTCAAAGTCCTCTACGTCACCTCTAATCTTAATGATAGGGTAAGCTATCTGATCAAAGACATCAGCCTTGAGGTTTTCCAAATGATCTATACGATACTGCATACCAACAAGATTGTCAAGTGGTCCCATTGCATAAAGATTATCTGGACGCTCTCTCCAACCTGCATGGTATATAGGTGACTTACCTAACCAACTAGGGTTCTGCTCATTATAAATTACATAGGCTCTGTCTACAACAGTTATAACTCTGTTCTTATGGAAGACCTTGGTGTCAGCGTCATAGATGTCACCGTAGAATGTCATAAGTTCTACAAAGTTTGACTCGTAGTATTCGTTTAGGTTTGCAAAACCATCTGCTGTAAAAGCATGAGACTTGTCTATATCTACGTCATTACCACTTACTGCAGCCCTGTTACCTACCATCTTCTCAAAGATTTTGTTCAGGTAATCATTCTCTACAGTCTCTTCAATCTTCCTAGCTAACTCACCCATGCTCATCATGCTTCTGACAATCTTAGGGCT